CATACAGTCTCTTATCTCAAAGCCCGCGTCTTCCATCGCAACCATTACTCTGTGATGCTGACGGCTATGACCGAAGGCCACACAATAGGCTCCTGGTTTCAGTTTCGTTAAGACCTTCTCCCAGAACCTATCGTCTCCTGCTGGGCTGTTCTCTGTGTCCCACTTCTTTCCCATAAAGTTTATGAGGTAAGGGGGGTCAGTGATACAGGACCCAATACTATTATCTTCCATCTTGTCTAACGCGTCCATACAGTCAGCGTGAATAAGTTTAAACATTATATCTTTATCTCCGGTATTTCATGTTTCTTAGAGGATGGGTAGTCGTAATGACCTTGCTGTTATTAGCTACCGTCCTCTCTATCCATTTATCATAGTGGGCTTTCGGCAAAGCAATATCTTTTAGATACCACAACCCAATAGCCAAAGCAATACACCGGTCATCATGGAAACCATTAGGATGAACTGGTGCTAAGCCCTTGTCGTGTCTGACTAGTCCCCTTAGTTCAGTAAGGGTTTTATCATCTAGGTAGTTTATAAAGCCTTCGTCTAACATATTGCGTAGGTTTTCATAGATGGCTATTTTACTTTTAGAAGTGGTAGTGAAGGGCCGATAGTTAGTCCAACTATTAGCGTCCATCACTTCTTTAAAAGCGTGCCCGTGGTTATTTACCTCAAAACATATCATAGCACGATACTTCTTAGCGAGGTTCATAGTAGCCACAGTGAAGTCGTGTATAGACATTTTGTTAGAAGCAAGAATAGCCACTGGACTTCCAGTTGTTTTAGAAAGAACCATGGCTACACTATGGTCTTGCTCGCAACCACCGCCTACATCAACCCCAACAACATACTGGTCTGTTCGGTCGTATTCAGTAAAGACATTGACAGTGTTAGAGCCAACTGTTATCTTCTCAACAAACTCAAAATGTGTATCGAGGAAGAAGTTGGCGTCTGTGTTAGCATAGGCTTCTTCTAATGTGAGGGGATACTCTCTTTTAAACAAGCGAATATCTTTTATCTCAAATAGTTTCTTCCGTCTCCAAAACATTTGACCCATTGAGAGCTTATGCTTCTTTTGTATCTTCTCTTCATCAGGGTTAAGTGTAAAACTTTTTGGAGGCTTTACATAATACTGAGGAAAAGAAGACCAAGGCAAGAAAATAACATGCCAACTATCGTTGTATTGAGCCGCCTGAACTATCTTATGTAGAGCGTCTCCGTAATAGTTGGCCGTGCTTTCCAAGACAACACGACCCTCATTGACCGAAGCCAAGAGGGAAGCCAGGAAGTTCTCAGCGTCGTCATAGAAAGCGAACTCAGAGGCGTGTGCTGTGTTGTAGGTAAGACCACGGTTCTGGCTATCAGAACGCGCAGACATAGCCGACAAGACCGTCTCAGTGGTAGGATATCTAAGCTTGTCGTTCCTCACTGTGCTCTTACGCTGTAGTTCTGCCGGCAGAGTGTTATGAAAACGCTTATCAATGTTTAGGAGTTCGACAGCCGACCCCAACTTGTTAGAGATAATAACACTATTAATAGAGTGAGGAGCAGTATAGGCTTCCCAAAAAGCAAAAGCCCGACAAACGGTAGTCAAGCCCATTTGTCTAGCTTTAATAACGATAACGCGCTTATGCTTTTGGAGTGCTCTAATAACAGAAACTTGTTCGTCTGTTATGACCTCACCAAAGCGAATAAGCTTACCCTCCTTGGACTTTATTACCAGCCTCTTAATAAAAGATACTGGGTCCTCAAAGACTTTAGCTAATGCTGCGTTTCTTTTTTCTTTATTCGTCTTCACTCTTCTTGGAACTCTTGGGCAAAGCAGCCTGAATAGAGACGAGCCAGTTATCAACGGGCGAACTTCCGTTCTCTGACTTGACTTGAGTTCCTCGGAGTAGAACTAACATTGAGATAAGGTCGCTTACACGCGCGCCCTTCCAGTCGTTAGCTTCGAAATGTTGTATTAGCGTAGCGATGATGAGAGTGAGAGACTTTTCATAGTTGCCTTTCTTCAGTTCTCTAATAGCGCCGCCGCCATGTCTTTTACTCATTATGGGTTTCCTGTTGGTTGTTTGATAGACTGTTCAGTTGCCGCAAGGTCTGTAGGTCTTTCATAGACAAGTCAGTGTCCTCTACAATATGAAACATATTGTCAAACAGACAAGCAAGACTTATCTGTTTTTCGATGTTATGAAACATCTTTACTGTTATGTTCTTTAAAACATTTTCTTCTAAGTGGTCCTGTCGCCACTTCAGTTGGCGTAAGGTATTATCTATCCAGTTGTTGAGGTGAAGAGTAGAGAAGGTGTTCTCTTTGACCTTCCTGCCTCCTCCTTTATTAAGCCCCAATGGCTGCCTGCATTTTAGAACGGGCGCTCTTAAATATTGAGCGCACACACTCGTGGGAAAGTTGATGTTCTAAGCCCAATACTCTAAATGACTTATCCTGTTCCGCATAAGCAAAAAAGATATCCGCTTCCCTGTCTGTGAGAATAGACTTGGCTAACTCAACTAGGTCTTCGTATCTTTGTTCTGCTTCTGGGTCTTCCCTGGGGTTGTATTGTAGAGGGAAGCTATTTAACCAACTATCATTTGTAGGCACAGTTTTTATCCAGTCATCATAAAGAGGGCAGTCGACTACTTCTTGCCAGGTTTCGCAAGCTTCTAGTCTATCTGTATTTGTTTTTCTGCGAGGTCGCATTGTATTAGAAGGGTATGTTCGGGTCATATAGTAAATAGTATCATTAGTTTGTTAAGGCGACTTTATTTTATTTATCGCATCTATTACACTCTGGCCACCGATATACAAACCTGAGATAAGCACCCAGTCAGCAGAGGTAAGAAAACCACCAGCAGCCAAGGCAGTAGCCGTTGCCCACACAAGTAGTTTGCGAGAAACTAGTTTATTTAGTCCTTTGTCTATGGCCTGTTTCATCCAGTCAAACTGACTGACGGGTCGTTAGGAACTCTGATGAGACGATAGTATGCCTCAACATCACAGTCTCCTGCGATAGCCATCATAATGTTTAGGGTCGCACCAGCAACAGTCGTCGCCGCCTCATTTAGGCATCCCGCGACACGAACAGGTGTGCTCGCATCATCCAACTGGAAAGCATCCCCATAGTCAAAGAGAACATCTGTCGCCGATGAAGTGGGAAAAATAACCTGTCTCCCATAAAATGAGTTGGCTGCGTTGTAGGTAATGGAGTTAGCATCGCTGGATGAGTATTCAGCAGAGGCCAAATAGGTGGTGCCTGACTTCTTGTATATTCCAGCAGACATCACGGTATTAGAAGGTCCATACGCTCCAACATAACAAGCCTGCTTGTTGCCGTCGGTGGGGTTATTTGTTCCAAACTTGTAATGAACCTCGACACCCATAAACTCTCCGTCAGCCCAGTCGACATCAGCACCAGTATCAGGGTTGATGATGTTCCACAGAGCAATATAACAAGTCTGAACCGTGGGTGTGCCTGCCGCAGAGGCGCTGCCGACAAAAACTATCTCGCTTCCTGTATCAGTAATAGAACTTTTGAGAGCGGTCTGCCCTGTCTCGCTTGCTATTTCACTGGCAAGCAAATGCTTCCAGGAGGTATTGACGGGGGTCACACTATACGGAGCAACCACATCGCCCACACTAATGGGTGCGATAGACATATTTTATTCCGCCTGCTCGTATGAATAGAGGTCCGCACTTGCGACTGTCACCGTTCCAGCATCAGTCTTGGTCATAAGATACCAAGTCTCCGCAGCGGAAGCCGTAGCGAGCCAGGGGACGCTAATAGAGTATCCTACCATCCCATCACCGGCCGTGGTAACACCAGTGGAAATGGTCGCCTGTGTGTCTGGGAAGATACACTCGTCGCCACCACTATCGGAAGTCACACGCATCGTTAGTTTAGTTGCGGAACTTACGCTTGTGAGTAAGAGGCGTAAGAATACAGGCTCTAAATAAATGGCCTCATCAACGGGCTTGATAGCTAGCGTGCAAGCCTTCGCAGCATCATAAGAGGTTCCAACACTCGTGGCTGCGGTGCAGGTGAAGCTGCTCTTTGTTATTTCTTTTTTTACATTTACGACAGCCATTATTCTTTGTCCCCTTTAAATGTTTCTACAACCTCAACTGGGTTAGCGCTTACGCCTGGCTCACCGGTCATGTAGTCATAGCTACACCGAACACCAAACCCACTAAGGATAATGACTGTCCCCGAGATGGCTATACCAATGCCCCAGCGGCTGATAAAGTCTTTCATGTTTTAACTCTCCTATGTCTAAAATGAAATGTCATTTTCATTATTGCTTATCTAAAATAGTATTTTCTAACCTAGATACATCTTCTCTCAAAGAAGCTACATTTTCTTCTATTCGAACAAGTCGCTCTGAGATGGTCCTTAAGGAGCCATCAAGGGTATCAACCTCACTGAAACCTTCTGAGGCACTAGCCTCTAATGTCGTTAGTCGCCATGAAGTATTGTAATAAAACCCACAACCAGTTAGCATAAGGCCTCCTATCAATACAATATCTTTTAGTGAAACTGCTTTCCAAGAAAAAGTCATTTTTTTATCTCCGATGTAATGTCGTAGAGAGCCTCTCTCTCTATGTCTGAACGGCTGGGGATGACTTCCATCCTGCCGGCCTTACTACCAAATAGTGCTTCTGTTCCTAGGCCCATCGTGGGACGCCCCTTGTCGTCAATAACCAACCCACTATAGTCCCGGGACGACCGCTCAACGCCGGCTAGCAACATCCGTTTGCGAAACAGTAGAAGGTTTCGCTTGGCTACTTTATCTTTGGGATGCACTCTGTATTCATAGCCATCCCAAGTTGGTCTTCCACCTCTGGGCTCTACTGGTTGGATATTGTAAATAGTTTTAAAACTCTCCCACTGCCCAATATTTATTAGAAACTGAATAAAACCAGGAGAAATGTATCCCCCTGCTTCATCAATGTCTCCAAATACCTTTTCATAACCAGCAATATTGAGGGTAACATACTCTGCGAGAGGGTGGGTTACATCAAGCCCCAGTTCGAATGTCTCTCTTGCGGCTGTCTCTGCCGCACCGAGTGGGTCTTTATTGAGAACAGCATTACCAATACGAGCAAATGCCTTGCCGGCTTCTACTATTTCCTCAAACGCATCTATCATAGGAACCTGTGGCCCTAACAGTGCGTATCTTCTTTTAGTATCTTTGTCTTCATAGACACCTAACCACATACGGTCTTTATTGTATTTAGACATAAGTGGAAAATATGTATCATTTTCCCCATCGTCGTAGAAGAACCCTCTTTGTGCTTTATATCCCTGGAGTAGTCTAGTTGGGTGGTTGATAGCATTATCTATCACCTTGACATCGTTTAGAAACCTAAAAGAATACAGCCAAAAAATATGGTTGAGTTTATTTTTTAAGACCGGAGGAATAGCACCATAGTCAAATAATGCCTCACGGGCTAATGCTAAGGCCTGGTCTTCTGTGGCTCCTCTTTTTAGAGCGCTGACTAAGACACTGGTTCTAAAAAGGTTGTCGGTAGCATTAGCAAACTCAGACCAAGGTGTCCTTCCTTCTGTTCCTATTGCTTTAAAAAAGGCTCTCCCTGCGGCCATGCCTTTCGGCGTTACACCTGCCTGCTTCCAGTTTCTCCCCGTCCAGGTTACCAAGTCAGCATACATATCTGCTCGTAGCTCAATACTGGCCTCGGAAGCAGTAATACCATTTTTTCTAACTATATCAGCGAGGTCATTGTTGGTATATCTTTTCCCACTTGGTGTAGTAACCAATACTTTTTCTGGGCTTATCGCAGACCTACCATATCCATAAAGGCCTAAACGATATCCATAAAGGTTTAGCATTACTTTACTTGCGCTGTATAGGCTATCGGGTCGCATCCCTCCCATGGCTCCTTTGATACCCAGTGTCGAAAGCTCAATAAGAGGCGCTGATAGTAGGTTTATCGTATGGTAAGTGGTATTAAATATTAGCCAAGCACCACCTAGCACGCCGTTCTTGGTAAGGTTGGCTACCTTCTTCACCCCGCCGTATGCGATGTTTGGGATGAACTTAGAAAGTTTAGCACCAACCAACGCACCCGCTTCATTGTCGGGTAGTTTCTTCATCCTCTCTATGAGAGTTTCGATAAGTGAGTTAAACTCTTCGTCTGATAGTATCTTTTGACCTGCCGGCAGTTCGCCCTGAATACGCGGGAGTGCTTCATCTACTTGACTTCCTATTTTATTTGCGTTGCTAGCAAACTCATCGCCGGCGAGTTGGAACCTCATAACAGCACCTTGGTTGGTTGTGAAAACTTCCTTAGCCTCCTTAGAGAGGCTCGTTGTGAGGTCCAATAGGTTAACCGGGACAGCATACGCTTCCTCAATAGGAGAACCTCTTACTGGTTTTGAGGGTATCTCCGTATCCAGCTTGCTGCCCATCTCACTCTCAATGAAGCGGCGGTGACGGGCAGCGTCCATACCACCAGGAGTTTTGTCTAAGCCCACCTTCTTGGCCGGCTTACTATGTAATACATCAAGGAAAGCCACAAGATGGTTAAACAACACACGACCACTGACCCCTCGGCTCATACGACTACCCCATACTTCATCAAATATAATATTGTATTCCGCAGTGGAAAAGATGTGAGCTTCTGCTGCGCTTTCTGCTAATGTGTTTAGTCTTCCGCCGCCCAGGGCACCAGGAGGAAGCTCACTTGCTATGTCTTTTATCCTTTCTTTTACTACGGCCGGGCCGGAACCCATCCATATCAGCATCCTATCCATGAACGCCGCATCTATTAGTTTCACTATGGATGCTTCATCTTGCAACAAAACTTCTAGTTTGTTTTCTGCTAATGTCTTTACTTCTGCTTTGGCAACATCATCCAAATGATAGGGCCCGACAACATTATCAATAATGTTGTTACTTATTGCCGGTTTGGTTCCAGCTATCTTTACGATGTTATCAACGACTTCATCGCTTCGCATAAAGCTTTCGGGCATAGTATCTAATATTTCTTCTGAGAAGTCTCTCAAAACTTTTTCTCTTGCTCCCATCATAATAGCATTAGTAAGGTTTTCTGGTTGGTTGTCTCCTTTAAGTCTAAACCGGTTATCTACTAGGATATCCTTTCCGGCAAACTGGCCCCAGTCACTTAGGTCATTAAGAGTTCGGCCCTGTAAAGCATAAACAAAACCATTTAGTTCTTCGAAGAACTCAGGTGTAAATGTATCAAACTTTCCCATCTTCTGCATAATGTGCCAAAGTAGCCCACCCTCTTTGCTCATAGCCCTATCTAAAACCTCGCCTACCTTTGCTTGGTTGGTGAAAATAGTATTACCCTGTTTCCCACTAGCGCCTGAGAAGGCAGTTCCAACATCATCAACCACACCATAGCCGGCATAAACAAGTCTCTTAGTTAGTTCTTGTGGTGTCCAACCAAAGTCTTTCTGTAAGTATTCACCTACCGCTGTTAGGTATGGTTTGCCTTTGCCGGCATACTTCTCAACACCAAGCAGCACCTCATCGCTGAGTTGAGACAGACGAGAGTTTAGTTTTCTTAGCTGTATTTTGTAGAAGGGAGTATGAGTTTGGCCCGAGTAATAGTCCTTAGTTCTGGCCAAAGCTTTACCTACTCTACTCCTACGAAGTTCTTCTGGTGTTAGTAGGTCCTCAATACGGCCTAAGTTTTCCCTGGATATTCTCGCCGCCTTTGAGAGCCCCCCTTTATCGACACGGTGTAGCGGTATAGTTCCGCCCTTGGCCACTGCGCCAGTCGCCATAGTTTCTAGTTCGGCAATATCAATAGCAGCATTTGGGAATAAGCGTCTTGCTTCTGCCTCAATAAGCAAGTCAGTAGCCATTTTTATTACTCGGCCCGGGTCAGCCTTGCCGTGGAGTTCTTCTAGTCGGCCAATAGCAACACCCATTTCGGGGATGTCTTGTGCTCTAAGTTGTTTTATTATGCTGGGTATCGCATCACTACCAGCGAATACATTTTTGGCTGCCTCGGTTCCTGGGAGGTCCGCGAGTGTTTTGCCTATCGTGCTATTCCTAACATTTTTTATTACCTCCTTGACTGCTTTTTTAGGTAAAGCAATACGAGAGGTTAGCATTACTAGGTTGGCTGGGAGGATACCCTTTCCTTCTTCTACAAGCCTTTTTACAGTATGCGCTGCTAAGTCAGCAGATGCTTCATCTGTTATTAGTTCTAATGCTTCTATCTCGGACCGGGTGAGTGCCTCACCGGGAGCTAATACATTATCGCCAAAGGCGTCGGATATTACCAGTGCGTCTCCATGAGGGTCTATTACAGCCTCGGCCGCTCTTTCTAAGAAGTCTCTTACTTCTGGTTTTCCTCCCTCACCCAGATAGCCCAGCACTCTTTTTGCTGCTGTCTTTACCATGGTTCGCCGTGCTTCATTAGCACTCGCCGGCAATGTGGCTATGGCGTCGTCGTAGCCCGGCTCCAAAACCTCCATTGGTTCTATTTTATAGCCTCCCCTTTCTAAGGTTTCTCTTTGCGCGGTGGTAAGGTCTTCACCCTTAATAAACTTTTCGACTGTTTCACGGGAAGTCTTTGTTCTTCCCATGTCGCTTGCTAGTTGTAGGCGGATATCTCTAATGTCTAGGCCAGTTCTTTTGGCCATTTCACTTGCCCTGGATACTTCACCGAAGAGACCTAGATACCGGGCCTTCTGGGCTACTTTCCCACCGGCAGTAG